CGCGAGAAGGGTATCACGGCAGAGCAGTTAGGATTCGCCCCTGCAGGCAAGGGAAGCCGCAAGACAGCCCCGGCAAAGTACCGAGACCCGGTATCAGGAGCTACTTGGGCGGGACGTGGCCGCACCCCGAAGTGGATCAACGGCAGCCGCGAGGAGTACGCACTGTGAAGAGCGAATACCACGCAGGCATGGACGCCGGTGAAGCTCTGATCATCTGTGAGGTAGAGCGTCTAGCGATGGCGGCCGAGACGGTACATGAGAAGAACATCCTGTACAGCTTGCTCAACCATCTGACGCTTGCGTTTCCAGAAGAGGAAGAAGTCTAAAATATTTTTACAGAAAGGGGTTGTGAGCCCCTTTTTTGTGTATACTGACCTCACTGCAATAACGCAGCAACCAGCGACAAGGAAGTGAATCATGAAAAACTTTGAAAAATGCCAAGCAGCCTACGACAACATGGCCCCAGAGTTTGACGAGGACTACGAGATGGCGATGGACGACAACGAGTTCAACCGCACACGTTTAGTTGAGCAGTTCGTGACCTACGCAAACGCTCAAGAGCTTGAGAAGTTTGGCTTCCACAAGTCAACCGAGTGGGTTGCCAAGCTGATCGACGAGCCAGAGCACTCATGGGCCGTTGAGTTTGTTGCTGACGAGCTTGGCTGGTTGTAATGAAGAAGAGAAACCCGGTAGTCCGGGACTTGATCCAACGGCCTCCACGAGGGGCCGGTAAGCACAAGGATAAACGCAAGGAGAAACTAGATGCGGATCGAATTAACTATCCGTCGATTTACGGTGCTCGTGATTCCAGAGGAGTGGTGCTGGGCTGAGTACGCTAACGGCCAGTATGGCTTGGCGATTACTTACTGGCGACGGGCTAAATGGCAGTGGGGTGTGCGCTGCAGCCTTCTCTGGGGCCGAAAAAGACCGTTCGTAAGAGTCACAACATACTCGTGTCCAAGCGCTGGCACGGCAGGTACCGTTAGCCCAATGAAGTGTGTGCTTCCTCATACAGACTCTCACCTATATCGATGGCGTAGAGATTAGGAACCAACAAGGATCCATCTTGGTTCCAACATGGTTCCTTCATGGTTCTGGCATTAAGACGAAATGTCCTGTAAAATCAACACTCCAACGCAATGAGACTGGAATATGTCGGACGCGCCGAAGAAACGCAAGGCGATCACGCCTAACCAAGCCGCAAAGATCGAGGGCGCATTTGAGGCCGCAATGGCCATCAAACGCCAGCAGGAGATGATCACCGCAATGGGTGGCACTCCAACACCAACCGCGCCAGTAAAGACCACTGGAAGGCCATCTAAGTACAGCGCAGCCATAGCACAAGAGATCTGTGAAGGGTTAGCTGAGGGAACTCCGCTGAGGGAGATCTGCCGCCGAGATCATATGCCTGAGTGGCGGACTGTTTATGATTGGATGAGGCGTGACGAGTCTCTTTCCACATCTATCGCGCACGCACGGGATATTGGCTACGATAAAATGGCTGAGGAGTGCTTGGCCATAGCGGATACGCCCGTAGAAGGGCGCAAGATCGTTGAGACGGATGACGGGAAGGTCATGTATACCCGCGAGGATATGCTGGGCCACAGGAAGCTCCAGATCGAGACTAGGCTGAAGTTGTTGGCCAAGTTCAACCCCAAGAAGTATGGGGACCGGGCGATCCTTGCTGGTGACGCTGACAACCCCCTGCAGGTGAACATTCAGGCGACTGAGATGTTTGACAGCATCCTCAAGAACGCCGAGATGACGCGGCAGATCGAAGAGTGACATCCCATTTTCACCCCTGTTTTGTGGGTCAAAGTGGGAAATTGTCTCGATCGCTCGCCGGCCAGTACCAGTGAAAGTGGGGAATTCTTCCAAAAGTGTGGGAAGACTGCCTCCTGACGTGGTCGCGCTGCTGAAGGACCCCGATACCAAAAAGAAGTTTCTGACGCTGCCGTTAGATCAGCAGGTTGCGTGGGCGTGGAGGATGAGGTGGCTTCAGCAGGCCCACAGGCATCAGATCCTTCCTGCTGGTGACTGGTGGTCTATCTGGCTCTTGCTAGCCGGCAGGGGGGCGGGGAAGACCCGTACAGCCGCCGAGCAGATTGGGTGGTGGGCATGGACTCAGCCCGGCACCCGCTGGCTGGTAGCGGCTCCTACGAGCAGTGACGTGCGCTCGACTTGCTTCGAGGGTGACTCAGGGTTGATGAGCGTGATACCGCAGGCGCTGATTGCGGATTACAACAAAGCGCTGCACGAGATCAAAATGACCAATGGATCGCTGATCAAAGGAATTCCGGCCAGTGAGCCACAGCGGTTGCGTGGTCCACAGTTTCATGGGGCTTGGTGCGATGAGTTGGCCACATGGGATTACTTAGATGCTGCTTGGGAACAAGTTCAGTTCTGCGTGCGCCTTGGACAACGTACACGCATTGTGTGTACAACCACGCCACGACCCAAAGACTTGATCATTGACCTGATAGGCCAAGATGGCATCAAGGTTGCGGTCACTACCGCATCGACATATACCAACATTGACAACTTGGCGTCCAACTTCAGGGATCAGATTCTTCAGTACGAAGGGACTAAGTTAGGACGGCAGGAGATTCATGCCGAAATCATTGACCCCGAGGAGTCGGGGATTGTGAAGCGCGATATGTTCCGCCTATGGCCTGACGGCAAACCCTTCCCTAAGTTTGAGTACATCATCCAGTCTTATGACGTTGCCACGTCGGAGAAAGTCCAGAACGATCCGACAGCGTGCATTACGTTCGGGGTATTCAAGCCGTTAGATGGTCCGATGGCCGTAATGGTGATTGACTGCTGGCAGGAGAGGCTGCAGTACCCTGATCTCCGCCCGAAGGTGATTGAGGAGTACGGCGCGGTTTACGGCGACGGTAAGGAGAAGAAGCGGGTTGACTTGCTGTTGATCGAAGACAAGTCCGCTGGGATCTCGTTGATCCAAGACTTGCAACGGGCGCATCTGCCCATCCGGGCGTACAACCCCGGTAGGGCTGACAAGATGCAGCGGCTCAACATCGTCTCTAATATCATCGCCAGAGGTCGGGTATGGATACCTGAGAGCGACACGAGGAAGGGATTCGTCAGAGATTGGGCAGAGGGCTTTGTGTCGCAGATCTGCAGCTTCCCTGAGTCAACCCATGATGATTTCGTTGACGCCTGTACGCAGGCCCTGCGGTTCTTGCGGGACAGTAGCTGGTTGGAGATTGATCCACCGCCGGATGATGACTGGGACGAGGACGATTACGCTGACACTGGCAGATCACGCAGGGTATTGAACCCATATGCGCAATAAGGCTGTCATAAGGATGAGGGAGTACGCAAGTAAAATGCTTGTGGGCGATGTGCCCTACTCGAAGGAGATGATCATGGTGGGCGGATTCTTTGATGGTGACGAGAAGTCACTGGCCACGGTAGCAGAGCGGATTGAGTTTGAGGCCGAGCACAATGTCTCGGACTATTCAGAGCAGACGATTGAGAACTTTAATTTGACGGTGGCGTTGCTGCGTTGCGCAGGCGACATGGTCAAGCGGATTGACTACCTCCTCAATGGAGACGAGGACGAGGACACGTTTCTCGCGCTTTGGGCTGATCGTTTTGGCGTTGACGAGTCCGAAGATGCCGAGGATGCTGAGGACGAGGATGGTGAAGAGGTTGACGAGCAGACTGACGCTTAAATAGCGCTCACGTCGATTAGGTTACCCCGGAAGTCCAGCATCCCTTCGGAGTGCTTCCGGGCAATCTCAGGCCACAGCAGATTGCTATCGCGGATCGTTAGTACCGCAAACCCAGAGCGCCAGTTAGCCGGGTTATCTTCCATGTAATCAGAGAACTGTGGACCGTCAGTGTCCGCTAGCGTTCCTGTATCTACGCCCCACCTCGTCCCGTTGTAATCGTCAAATGGCGTTACTTTGAGACTGTGAAGGTGCCCGGTGACCATTGACTTGCCGGCGGTAACGGTGTTGTTGTGGGTTGCGTGTATCCCGCCTTTATAGCGGTGTTTAACGACTAAGTCCGGTGTAGGCCAGCACGTCCAGCAGGGGTGCCACTTAGGAAAGTGCTCTTTGAGTGTAAAGCCTTGAGTGCCTTCAAATTCAGGCACATAAGCGCTTAGGCGTGACTCAAATCTAGCGTCATGGTTACCGAGTGGCCAGATCAATTGCGTGTGATGGCGAGCCTTGTGGCAGGCTTCCTCAATCTCGGTCATGGCTTCCTTGCAGGCGTCTAGTTCCTGCTTAACGGTTGGCCGTTGTTGCCATGCCGACCTCGGATAGCGGCTGATCGAGGCCCCGTCAAATATGTCACCGTTAGCGATGACCATTAACGGTTTGAGTTCCTTTATCGCCCACAGGAGTCCTTTGAAGGCGGTAGTACGGATGCCGGGCCAGAAATGTGCGTCGGAGAATACGATGACGGTGCCGTCCGTTACACCGCCTTGATGACGGTACTTGACGAGGTTCCACTGCGGCTGGTGACAAGACGGATTAGGATTCTCGGAGGATAGAATGATGCCGTACTTGATCTCAAGCCTGCGGCGTCTAGCGTGGATGTTGCGGACCATCCTGCCGGTCTCGTCTGCCATTTTCTGGGGGCTACGAAGCCGGTTCCAGAGTTCAATAAACTCATCATCGGTCAGTGTCATAGCGTGCCCAGTAGTAGTGCAGACCGCTTGATACCAGAGGCTAGTATTGTTGTCTAGCGCTACATGAAGAAAAGTGTTGACAAGATGCACTTAGATGGACTATCTTTGCGTTGTGAGTCGTGGAAGACTACACAAGAGAGCCGTTAAGCCTGATCCCGACCCCGTATGGGGTGACATTCCAAAAGGATGTTCTTCCACCGGGGTCAGACTTAACGGCTTTTTTGCGTTCTGCGCCTGACCGTACCCTTCGCGTCAGCAGTGCACCTAAATGGGTGGCCGAGGAGAGAACATAGGCTCGCGTACACCCGTTGTAGCCTCGCGGCGTTCCAGAGCGACCGTACAAGACGGAGGTTCCCTAGTGTGACTTGGAACACCATCGAGTGAATCTGGCGTCCAGCGAGTGCTGGGAGGGGATCCAAGAGAATCCCTCCGGGCAAGATGGCCCTCCGGGTGGTAAGAAGCCGGGCGTGTCACCTTGGGCGAGGTATGATTAAAAAAAGGGGAATTAAATGCCAATATACGAAAGCCCGGACAAGGGAAGAACGATTTACAAAAGAGAGTTTGGAGAGGTTGCAAGAACGTTAGTGAAAAGGGAGGCTAAGACTGCGTTAGTGTTGGGTGCTGGTGGGTTCATAGGCAGCCACATGGTTTGTAGGTTGAAGGATGAGGGGTATTGGGTTCACGGTGTGGATTTGAAGTACCCGCAGTTCAGTGTTAGCCCGGCTGATGTATTTACGTTGGGTGACCTAAGAAGTCAGAAGTTTGTAGCGTCTGTGTTTGATCAGACCTATGACGAGGTGTATCAGTTTGCGGCGGACATGGGCGGGGCTGGATACATCTTTACGAAGCTGCATGACGCAGACATCATGCACAACAGCGCGATGATCAACCTGAACGTTTTAGATGCCGTCAAGGGGCATCCTACGCGGGTGTTCTATTCAAGTAGCGCTTGCATTTACCCTGAGCACAACCAGTTGGATGCTGACAATCCTAACTGTGAGGAGGGTAGTGCGTACCCTGCGAACCCGGACAGTGAGTATGGTTGGGAGAAGTTGTTCAGTGAGCGGCTGTACCTGAGCTATGCGCGTAACTACGGGTTAGAAGTGAGGATTGGTCGGTACCACAACATCTATGGTCCGGAGGGTACGTTTGAGGGCGGCAAGGAGAAAGCGCCTGCAGCGATGTGCCGGAAGGTGTTAGATGCCGAGGATCACATTGAGGTGTGGGGTGACGGGCAGCAGACTCGTAGTTTCTTGTACATCAGCCAGTGCATAGAAGCAACAAGGCGATTGATGGAGAGTAACTTTGAGGGGCCGGTGAATATTGGCAGTGATGAGATGGTCACGATTAATGAGTTGGCGAGGATGGCTATTGAGGCGTCTGGGAAGAGTCTGACAATTAAGAATGTGCCGGGACCGTTAGGGGTGCGAGGTCGCAACAGTGACAACGAGTTGATTAGTCAGAAGTTAGGTTGGGCACCTCAGTACCCTTTAGATGTTGGGGTAAAGCGTACTTACGATTGGATCAAGCAATGCAGAGAATCGTAAGTGTTTCTGTGTTTGGGGATAACCCGAGGTATTTAGAGGGGGCTAGGAAGCAGTACGAGTTGGCTAAATATTGGTATCCGGGTTGGACATTTCGGTTGTACATCGATGACGCGAGCCGGGTTAACTTGCCGGGTGCTGAGGTTATTGAGATTAGTTCAAATACTAACGGGATGTTTTGGCGGTTTTATCCGTTGTTTGAAGATGCGATTGTGATTGTCCGGGATGCCGATTCAAGAGTTACCGCAAGAGAAGTGATGGCGGTGCATGAGTGGGTGGAGTCTGGAAGGAAATATCATCTGATGAGGGATCATGCGTGGCATCGGACGACGATGAACGCTGGGATGCTAGGGGTTAGAGGACCTCTAAGTGCTAAGTTAGCAATCTCAATGATGGTAGCTTCAATTGGGGATTGTAAGTATGGGCGTGACGAAGATTGGCTAGAGGCTGAGGTGTACCCGCACATTGGAGAAGATGCGGTTGTGCATACGTTTGAGTCTGGCTGGTTTGGTGAGTCTCGCAAAAACTTATTTAACCCGTATGAGTTTGTAGGGAATGGGTTTGACGAGAACAACTGGCCGTTGTATGAGCCAGAGCCCAAAAAATGGAGTAGGGATGCTTTATCAGAATCGTCAAGATTCCAAGTGGGTTGTCCACAAGGGGTATGAGGGATTTGGAGATCGCCTGCAGTCGCTTTCGTACTGCGTCAACATGGCGATCAAGTACAACCGCAGGCTGTATGTAGATTGGACGGATGACTGTTGGGAGGAAGGGTTCTACCGTTACTTTAGCGTTGACGGGTTTGATGATGAGTTACCTCGGGGTGAGACTTACCCAGAATTTTGGACTGGTGCGTTAGAGAAGCCTATAGGGCGTTGGGCATACAGGGTTCAGGATCTTCTTGAGTTTGACATCAAGAAAGCGGACGGCGATGTGCCGGTATGGGTGCATCCGAATATGTGGTATCGAGAGTGGGATTTCTGCACTCTTGCTAAGCGATTGAAGATGAGGCGATTGCCAGAATTAGAGAAGATGCTTAACGTTAAGCCACATAAGGTGGTGCATCTTAGGGGGACTGACAAAGAGTTTCCTGCATCTCGGTTTGAGATGCTGCTGAAGGAGCACGGGGATGCTGCGGTGCTATCGGATGATCAACGGTTGGTTAAAAAATGGAAGGAACGGCATCCTGACGCAGTAGTGTTGACAACTACGTTGTCGGAGGATGGGAGGCCAACGCACTTTGTTGGAGCCAAGGGTAAGACAAGGCACGAGGTGAACTTGAGGGTGATTGCTGACTTTATGACGTTAGCGTTTGCGACAGAGGCTCATGCGTTAGTTGAGGAAAGTCTGTTTTTCAACATGGCAAGGGTCTACGGTGGGTGCTACAAAGATCAGATGACTTGACAACGTAGACGCGATATGATGGCGGATCTACGCAAGGAGCCGTTATGGGCCGCAGCACCGCAAGTAAACCAAAGCCGTTTGATTATTCTGAACCGGCTATCGCATTAGCGGATCTGCTTGCCGGACTTGGTCGCGGGACTACGGCAGCGGCAACCGGCATTACTGGCGACTTGGAAAATTTGTACCGCCAGTACGGGAAGGGAGCGATTGCTAACGCTGTACGCCAGTTGATTCCAACGCGGGAGGGAAAGGCAACAACCTTCCCAACGATAGAAGAGATGAAGGCTATGATGCCCCCTGTAGTGCCTTCCGGGGCTGGTAGGAGTTCGCAGATGGCTGATGTAGGTCAGTTCTTCGGGGAGAACAATCCCGCCGCTCCTACGGCGATTGCGGCGGTGAAGCCGGTAGTGAAGATGGCAGCAAAAGGGGCTCTTAATCTTGCGAGGAGTGAACCGGCAAGGAAAGCGGTTGACCGGGTTGTGCGTGCCGCTGGCGCTGAGCCAATGATGATTGTTCCAAGTTTCCCACAAGAAGAAGCCTTGATTCTTGCGCAAAAGCGTGCGGCGTTGCCGCCTTCCCAGTACGGTCTTGGGTTATCTGCTGACAACACGCCAGAGCAAAGAGCGGCTGCAATGCAGTTTCTTGACGATGTGTATCATGCCACTGATTCGGCGGATGACTTTACGGCTTTAGTACCCTCAACCAAGGGGAAGATGGGCGCTGGTGTTTACACTAGCCCTTCGTCGGGTTACACAGAGAAATACGCTGGAAAAAAAGCTCGTATACTTCCATTGCTTACTCGTGGAAAATTTGCTGACCAAGATTTGAGAATTAATGTTGCGGACCAAGCGCTTGAAGAGTTAAGCAAGATAAACCCTGATTTTAGTGTTGCTGAATGGAAAGCAATAACAAATCAAGCATTGAAAGATCAAGGATATGCAGGCGTTGATGTTGGGCAAGAGCGTTTAGTGTTTGAGCCAGAGAACATTCGCTCACGCTTTGCGGCATTTGATCCTTTCCGTAAAGATGCTGCAACTGCGGCGGCGATGGGTGTTGCGGCACCAGACTTGTTAGCGGAAGAGCAACGCAAAGCAATTGGCGGCGCAGTAATGATGGGCGCTGGCGGCACGGTCAAGAAGGGAATTGAGTTAGTTGACACGTTCTTGAACGCGCTAAAGGAGGCGGATAAACCTGCTAAGGCGGCAAAGGCTGTTCAACCCTCCAAAGAAGTTGCGAAAGCTGCGGCTAAGGCTGTCAAGGACGCAGAGCAATTGGCGTCTGCGCCGGTTGTTCAGACGGTGGCCAACCCGGAGCGGATGCAGTTTCCGGGCATTTACAAGCGCCCTGATGTGATTGCTGCTGAGGCGGCGGCGAGAGTGGCACCAGAGTCTGAAAATTTGCAACGGTTGTTTGGCGTTACCCGCAACGACTTGTACGAGATGGGCAAGGGCCGGAAAGGAAACCTGCCGGGGACCTTGCCGGGGTTAGCGGCAAAACCCAAGGGGTCGAAAGTTGGCTCCCAGATCATGACGCCGCAGAATACTCAGCGGATGATTGATGTTCTTGGGGAGGCTGAGAAGCATCCTTCGTTAGTTCAGGGCATGGATCCTTGGTATGTGATGGATCCCTTGTTTCAGCGAATGGTGCGGGAGCTAGGGCTGGAGCGAGCAAAAGACGAATACAATGTCATGAATCATCTTATGGGCATGGCCAGCCCCGGATCAGAGGTGACCACTGAAATTCCGAGGGGGACGGCTGCTTACTTTTTGCACAAGCAGGGCCGGTTCCCGGAGTTTGAGCAGTTTGCTGGCGTGCCGAAGCACTTGCGGGGAGAGGATTTCCCAAGTGATCTTATGTCTGTTCCGGGGCATATGTATCACAAAACCGCTCAATCAGATCCGATGCAGCGCTTCCTTGAGAAGGGAGAGATTGACATGAGCAGCCCGAAGGTGCCCATGTACATTCAGGCATCCGGGGTGCCGGAAATTGGGTTCCAGACAGCTACGCCGGTTGGTGACGCTCACTGGAGTCGGGCGGTTGGGCTATCGGATGTTCGCGGTGGTTCAAAACCAAATTGGGTAAAAAGCGTCTCAACACCAGAGATGGGCGATCTTGGTCCTTGGTGGCGTAATCAAGTCGCCGGGGAGGTTGGGCTTGAATCTGTTCCAGCGCAAGCACGGGCGTGGGGTGCGTTTAGTCCTCAGACGGGAGTAACAACTCCGATTGGATCCCCTAAGCTAGAATTGCTCGCAGACCAAGTGGTGCAAGCGTCAAAGCGGATGGATGTGTCCCCTGAAGATGCGCTGCTAATGTTTATTCATGGCAATGCCCGGCTTGGAAAAAAAGAAGGTGGCGCTGTGGAATCTGACGTTGACGGGTTCCTTGATCACATGAATAAGGCTCAATACTAATGGCTACCGAGTTCCCGATTGATCCAGAGTACAACCGGTTTGTAGACGGTGAACCGCAGGGCGCTGGCGCTGAAGAGCCCGGCGAAGAGATGAACCTTGATGGTTCAGAGATTGAGGAACTGCCGGATGGGTCTGCAATCGTCCACATGGACACAGAAGGCCCTCTAGACAACGAGGATTTCTACCAGAACCTTGCGGATAGTGCGGACTTTGATTTCTTTGAGCTTGATGGTATCGCGTTGCGGTACATTGACTTTGCGGAGAAAGACAAGGAAGCCCGGAAGGAGCGCGACAAGCAGTACGAAGAGGGTATCCGCAGGACTGGATTAGGCAATGACGCACCCGGCGGGGCTAATTTTAACGGTGCAAGCAAGGTTGTTCACCCTGCGATGGCGGAAGCCTGCGTAGATTTTGCTGCTCGTGCGATCAAGGAGATGTTCCCGCCTGACGGCCCGACAAAAACCAAGATATTGGGTGACGTTGACGACGAGAAGGTCAAGCAAGCAGAGCGCAAAGTTGAGTTCATGAACTGGCAGTTGACGGAACAGATTGAAGAGTTCCGCGACGAAGAGGAGCAGATGCTCACTCAGTTGCCGTTAGGCGGCAGCCAGTACCTGAAGCTCTGGTACGACGAGAAGAAAAAACGTCCTTGTGCTGAGTTTTTGCCGATTGACAATGTTTTAATCCCGTTTGCGGCAGGAAATTTCTATACGGCTCAACGAGTTACCGAGGTTCACGACCTATCGGACCATGAATTCAAGAATCGGGTGCGTTCTGGGTTGTATCGGGACGTAGATTTTGTCAAAACCAGCATTGAGCCGGAGCAGACGGGGCCGCAGAAGGCTACCGACAAGATTGAAGGCAAGAAGTCTGGCGACAACGAGGATGGGATTCGGCGTGTTTACCATGTGTACACATACTTGGAGCTTGACGACGACAAGTACACTAAGGGGGAGATGGCTCCGTACATCCTGATGATTGACGACCAGAACACTGAGGTGATCGGGTTGTACCGCAACTGGGAGGAAGGCGATGAAACAATGGCCAAGCTCGACTGGATTGCAGAGTTTAAATTTATACCTTGGCGTGGCGCTTACGCTGTCGGCCTTCCTCACCTTATTGGTGGCTTGTCTGCTGCTCTTACCGGTTCTCTACGGGCTCTTCTAGACACTGCGCACATCAATAATGCAGCAACAATGTTAAAGCTGAAAGGGGCAAAGGTCTCCGGTCAGTCGCAACAGGTTGAAATTACGCAAGTTAACGAGATTGAAGCTGCTCCGGGGGTTGATGACATCCGCAAACTAGCGATGCCGATGCCATTTAACCCGCCTAGCGAGGTTTTGTTCCGTTTGCTTGAGTGGCTGACGCAACAAGCCAAGGGTGTAATCACTACTGCGGAAGAAAAGATTGCAGATGTGAACTCTAATATGCCTGTTGGGACGACACAGGCGTTGATTGAGCAGGGCGCGGTTGTTTTCTCGTCAATTCACGCCCGTTTGCATCAATCGCAAGGCAAAGTTCTCAAGATTCTGAGCCGAATCAACCGCTGGTACCTCGATGACATGAGGAAAGGCGAGGTTGTTGAGGATTTAGAGATCAGCCGAGAGGATTTTGCCCGTCTAACGGACGTTGTTCCGGTTTCGGACCCGCATATCTTTTCTGAAACGCAGAGAATGGCTCAGACCCAAGCGGTTATGGCCATGATGGACAAATATCCGCAGCAGTTCAACCAGAAGGCGGTGATTTCGCGGTTTTTAAAGCAGATCAAGGTGCCGGGAATCAACGAATTGTTGGTTGACGAACCATCCCAAGATAAGTCAGACGCCGTAAACGAGAATGTCTCCATGTCTATTGGTCAGGCTGCCTTTGCGTACCCTGAACAAGACCATTTAGCGCACATTCAAGTGCATTTGGATTACGCCAAAGATCCGGCGTTGGGTAGTAACCCGATGATTGCCTCGGCGTATCTTCCAAAAGCAATGGAGCACGTCAAGCAACACATTGTGTTGTGGTATCTCAATCGTATGAATGGATATGCGACGCAGGCTCTAGGCGAGAAGATTGAGCACTACGATATTGAGAAGGACCCAAAGAAGATTGACAGGTTGTTTGCTGCGGCAAGCAAGCACATCACGATTGACACGCAAGAGACCCTTGCAGGAATTCTGCCAATCATTGATCAGATGATGAAGACAATGCAGCAGTTTGCGCCCAAGCCTCCAATGGATGGGTCTGATCAAGTTCTGATGCAGACTTCAATGGCTGAGACTCAACGTCGAGCGCAGCGTGATCAGGCTGAGATACAGATACAGCAGCAGAAAGCGCAAATGGACGCGCAAGAGAAGCTGGCGCGGATGCAGATGGATCAGCAAATTGCGATGGAAGATCTACAATTGCGTCTTGCAATTGCAACGGGTGATAATGAAACCAAAGAGCGTATTGAAACTGCTCGATTGACTAGGGATGCGGCGCGTTTAAGTCATGATCAGCAGAAGACGGCTTTGGAATTTGCGAAGGGCGGTTTGGTTCAACAAGGAGGTCAGTATGGGTACGAGTGACGCAGAGCAGAAGGGGCCAATGGTTCCGCAACATAAACGTATGGCTCAGGGTGCGCCGATCAACGGTGCTCCAGCAAAACAAACAGGAAGTGCATTGCCAGCGAAGAAAAAGTGAAAACGTTAGGCGATCTGATTGGCGGAATCAAAAGTAGACAGCTAGAAATAGCTGCGTCCTTAGCCGCAGGAAATGCGGTGAATTGGGACGCTTATGTCCGCATGACGGGTCATCACGCTGGGCTGCAAGAGGCCCTAGACATCCTCAACTCCTTAATGGAAGAAGACAATGAGTAACCAAGAAGCGCTGAAAGAAAGCGCTGAGTTAGCTTGGGCGTTTCCAAGTGTAGAGCCCGGAGCCAAGCCACTTGGCGGTCGGATTCTTGTACAACTGCGCCGGACAAAGAAGAAAACTTCTGGTTCTGGCATTATTTTGGTTGAAGAGACCAAAGAGACCGAGAAGTGGCAGAACATGGTGGCCAAGGTCATTCATGTTGGACCGCTTGCGTTCAAGCACCGGGATACGATGCAGTCATGGCCGGAAGGCTCATGGTGTGAGCCCGGTGACTTCATCCGAGTTCCCAAATGGGGCGGTGATCGTTGGGAAGTTGCTGTACCAAACGAGCCTGATGAAGATCCTGCGTTGTTCGCGGTCTTCAATGATCACGAGATGATTGCAAAGGTGACGGGCGATCCCTTGACCATGAGGGCGTACCTATGAGCACCGAAGAACTTCAAGACGATGTTCCTATTATTGAGGAATCTGATGGTTCGGTTCTAGCGGAGCTTCCTGACGGCGCAGAGAACGCGCAGAAGGACGATGACGTAGACCATCCCGATGATACGGATGCTCAACGTGAGGCCCGTAGGAACCGCCGCAGGGCCAAGAAAGACCATATTCGCAAGTCTAACGAAGAGAAGGACACGCGCCTGACGCTGCTGCAGAAGCAGAATCAGGATCTGATGGAGCGTCTTGCTGGTTTGGAGCGCAAGTCTTATTCGGCTGACTTAGCTAGATTGGACAAGGCAATTGAGGACGAGGAGCTTCGTCTCAATTACGCTACGGCCAAGATGCGTGAGGCTACGGACAATGCTAACGGTGCTGCGTTCACGCAGGCGCAGCAGATGTGGTATGAGTCAAAGCGCAAGATTGAGTCAATGAATAGCTTCAAGACTCGTGCAGCGGAAGCCGGTGAACAGCAGAGTCAAGGAACGGTTAATCCTGATGCTGTGCGGTTAGCGCATCGTTGGATTGACAAGAATCCTTGGTTTGATCAAAACGGTGATGATGAGGATTCGCAAATTGTCCGAGTCATTGACCAAAAGATGATTAAAGAGGGATGGAATCCTTCTGATCCAGACTTTTGGGAAGAATTAGATAGTCGCTTGCAAAAGAGACTACCTGAGAAGTACAATCGTAGGGGTGAGTCAAATAGAAGTAGACCAAGAAGCGTGGTAACTGGAACGGGTAGGGAAACGGGTAGGGCCTCTGGGGGCAATACTTTTGTTCTTGAACCGGAGCAGGTGCGTGCGATGAAGGATGCGGGGCTTTGGGATGATCCAGAGAAACGTGCCCGGATGATCAAACGTTATGCGTCAGAAGCCAAACTTAATAGGAATGCTTGAAATGGACTCACGATTGAAAAAATCTCTCAGTGCCGGTGGACGTGAAACTCGCGCAAGCGAGGACGCAGAACGCGGACCTGTTGAGGAAAAGTTCATGACCGCGCAGGAACGTCGCAGGATGTGGAGCGAGGAGTGGACACAAAGTGCGCTGCCAAAGGTTCCGGATCTTCCGGGATGGCACCTTTGCTGGCTATCGACGACCAACAGCTACGACAGTATTGATAAGCGCATCAGACTTGGGTACGTTCCCGTGAAAGCGGATGAGTTACCGGGGTTTGAGAATTGGCGTGTAAAGGCTGGCGAAGACATAGGTTTCATTGCTTGCAACGAGATGCGTCTGTACAAACTTCCGATGGAGTTGTATCAGGACATCATGTTGCAGATGCATCATGAGATGCCTAACGATGAGTCGGACAAGATCCGGCTACAAGTTGAGAACATTCAGGGTGCGCGTGACAGTTCAGGCAGGAGTCTGGGCAAGGTCGAGGGCGAAGGCTTTGGCGAATTGGACCGAACTGTTAGGACCCCGGTATTTTCCGGTTAACAAAGGAGTTATGCTATGTCAGCAACTAATGCTCCGTTCGGCTTGCGCCCCTCGTTCCATCCGTCTGGTCTGGATCGGGCTATTGCGCTCGCTAACGGTATTGCCTCGGGTTACAGCACTGGTATTTTGAAAGGCCAGCCTGTAGCACTCAACACGTCTGGAAACATCATCACTGCAACGGCTGGTAGCGCATTCCAAGGTGCGTTTGCTGGTCACGAGTACACTGATGCTACCGGTCGCCGTCAAATCAGCAACCAGTGGATTGCCAGCACGTCTTACCAGACGGGTTCGCAAGTCACTTATTACTACTCAGATCCTGCGATTGTCTATGACATTCAAGCTGATGGTAGTTTGGCTCAGACTTCAATTGGCGATCAAGCTAACTTCACTAACGTGTCTTCCGGCTCGACCACCACCGGTCTGTCGCAGTGCACAATCTCGACCACATTGGCTGGTTCGGGCGCAGTGGGTGATCTACGGATCATCAACCTTACACCTCAAGTAGATAATGCTTGGGGCGATGCGTACACGGTTGTTCAGGTCCAAGTGGCCCGTAGCCAGTACGTTGCAACCATCAACGCATTCTAAGGAGGGGTAAGAAATGGCAGCCCCAATGCGCAGTACGGACTTCCGGTCGATTGTTGAGCCGATCCTCAACGAGTGCTTCGACGGCGTCTATGATCAACGTACCGATGAATGGTCGCGGGTTTTCCGCGAGCAGACCGGTATTCCCCGTAACTACCACGAAGAGCCCGTCCTGTACGGTTTCGGCGCGGCACCACAACTGCCAGACGGAACTCCGGTTTCGTATCAGCAGGGTGGTGTTCTGTTCCTGCAGCGCTATGTGTACAACGTATATGGCCTAGCCTTTGCGTTGACCAAAGTGCTGGTTGAGGACGGCGATCACATCCGTATCGGTAACGTCTACGCTCGTCACCTTGCTCAGTCGCTGATTGAGACCAAAGAGACATTGTCGGCAAACGTGCTCAACCGTGCGTTCAACAGTTCGTATGTCGGTGGCGACGGCGTCAGCCTGATCAACACTGCTCACCCAATTGTTAACGGTTCGTTCTCTAACCAGTTGGCTACCGCAGCAAACCTGTCGCAGACCTCTCTTGAGCAGATGCTCATCCAGATCCGACAGTCGGTTGACAACAACGGCAAGAAGATTCGTCTGGTTCCACGTCAACTGGTGGTTGCACCGGGCAACGTGTTTCAAGCGGAAGTTCTGCTGAAGTCGGTTCTGCGTGCAGGAACGGCTAACAACGACATCAACCCCGTCAAGTCGATTGGCTTGTTGGATGAGGGTGCCGCTGTTCTGTCGCGTTTGACCAACCAGACCGCTTGGTGGGTTCAGACCGATGCGCCTGAGGGCCTGAAGTTGCTGATGCGTCGCAAACTCGAAAAGACCATGGAAGGTGATTTCGAGACCGACTCGATGCGCTACAAGGCAACCGAGCGTTATCAGGTGGGCTGGACGGATCCACGGGCTCTTTTTGGAACTCCGGGCGTCTGACGCCAAAGCGGGGATCAGTCTAAGGGCTGGTCCCCATTTTTAATTGATGGGACAAACTTTTCAAGGAGCAGTCTCATGGCTCAGTTTTCAGATGACCTTTTTCTAGGTCCAGCACAAACTTATATGGGTACGGGTATTCGTCCGTACACCACGACCGCTACCGGTGGCACTGGTGGTTCTTCTTCCTCTACCCTGACGATTACTGCACTCAATCAAGGCGCACCAATTGCTTTGGGGATGTATGTTGACGGCACGTCGGTTACCGATGGAACTTACATTAGTGCTTTTGGCACGGGAACCGGTGGTACGGGAACGTACACTCTCAATCAAGCAATTAACATTGCTAATACAACGGCTCTGACATTGCATGGCAATATTGCGTTTGACAACCCATCGCCGATGGATCTGGGTGTTGGCCCTCTCGGACGTATTTACGTTTGGGACGTGATCCCGCAGGCCAAGGTTGCAAACAACCTCGCAACGGCTCAGTCGCCAACTAGCGCATTTACGTTGACCGCGGGTACGTCGGTTAAGTCGGTAACGCTAAAAGACGGCACGACCGGTTATGCACTAGACATTCCTCGTGCTCTGATCATCACGATTGGGACTGGCACGATCACCAACCGCAACATCACAATCTCTGGGTTTGACTACTACGGTCAGGCGATGAGCGAAGTGATTGCAACGGGTACGACTCAGTCTACGACCGTAAGCGGCAAGAAAGCGTTCTACATTGTTACGTCAATCACCACCTCTGGTGCGGTTG